AGTCGTATTTTGATTTTCGTTTTGGTTTTGTTTTGGCGGGCCGTTTAGTGCTTGGTTGCGTGCTGCTTGGCGTTGTGCGGTTTTGTTGTTCACGTAGATTGCTCCGCGCTTTGAGTTGCATGTTCTGCATGAGGGTACGAGGTTGGCTGTTGAGTCGTCACCGCCAGCGTCGTGCTCTATGAGGTGGTCTGCTTGTGTGGCTTTGTTGCCACATCCCCAGTAGCAGTCTGGGTTGCCGTCAAGTATTGCTGCTCTGTTTGTTCGGTACTGCTGGGTTTGTTTCCTGTTGCCTGCCATGTGTGTGATGCTACTAGCGCCCTTGCTTCGCTGCGGTTGCTTTCGTGTGTGTGCTGGTCTCGGGTGTTTGTGCCCCCCACATTTCACAGCTGTTCGCTGTTGGCTGCCGGACTGTTTAGGGTGGACACCAATCGCCTTTTGTGTCGTTAGGGAACGCTGCACTGGCGACTTACCCCAACAACCTTTCACGTTAAGTCATCTTGGGTGGTTGGGCGCGCCAGCTCTACCCACGTTTCCGTGTATGAAATACCAACAGAGTGCAATTCCCTATGTGGCCTTGGTTGTGATTAGTTGTGTGTTGGCTACTTGCGCATACCTTGAATGATGGCTACACCGATGGACAGTAGCAGGGCATACCACGCCAGTATCAGCATGACGCTAAACGCTGTTCTATTGCTACTAAATCCTCAGGTCGCCAGATGTAGCACTCTGCGTGTGGGTGCAGAATAGTTAGCCAATGCTCTTGGGCTATCGAGGTCTTGCCCTTGGTGGTCTTTAACTCAGCAAAGATAAGGCCTTTAATCTTGTGGGCTAGTACTAGATCTGGGAAGCCTGCTGCGCCTGTGGTGATGTATCGCCCGGTGCGTGTCATGCTTGGCTGTGCATGATGGCAATCCCAGCCATGAATGTAAGCCAGGGCTTTTACTTGCTGTAGGAATGAGGCTTCACTGATGGGTGTCATAGTCAATAACCATTCTGCCTATTAGTTCTGCTACTTGTGGCACTACGGCGTTTCCTAGTCCTCTAAGTCTGTCCACCCTAGAGGGAATCCCATGAGCCACTCGACCCACATCGGGTTCAATCGCCCACCATTGCCTGCTTGCATGGCTTTCTTCTCCTCGAGCGTAATCTCGTTGTTTTCGTACTTGTCCTGTATCTGTTGAAACGCCCCCGAGCCCCCGGCTAGTTTCCCGTGCGTTGGTGTTGGCCATATCGCTGGAATCTTGCCCTGCGCTTCCCATACTGATTTGCCCAATATCGCTTCCGCTTCTGCTTCGGTCATCTCCCCAGCTTGAATCTTCGCTCTGTAGGCCCTCACGTTCCCTTCCATTGGGCGTGTCACTGCTGTTGGTGTCGGCCATAACCTCACTGCATCCGCTAAGCCCAGACTGTGGCTTGTTTCCCCATTCTTGGATTTCCTGCGCCCTGTCTCTGTTAATTCCGCTTCTGGGTGTTCTACTTCCTGCGTTGTTGGGGTGGGCCACAACCTGACTGCGTCCCACAGTGTCAGACTGTTGAACTTGCCGTTGATGTTGCTGGTGTCCACTGAGGCTGTTGGTGTTGGCCACATCTGTACTGCATGAGCCAATGAGACTGAGTGCATTGAGCCATCGCTCTGTTGTGAAGACTTGAGATTGTCTGCGTAAATATCCGAGACTGTTGGGGTTGGCCAATTCCCCGATGGTGTCGGTGCTAGGGCTATCGCTTCCACTAACCGGCTCTTGTATGGCTTGCCCTTGTCTAAGCGCGCTCTGACTGTTGAGATGTCCTCGTCCATGCTTGAGCTGCTCACGGGGGTAGGCCACAATGATGACACGATCTCTACGATGCGGCGCACCAACTGAGGCTGCGGAAACAATTTGCCATTCAGCGTCATACCCGATGCTGGCCATTTCCCCAAGAACGGTGTTGAGTCCAAGAGAAACGTGTCCTCGCACATTTTCCAAGATTGCGTATTTAGGTCGTAACTCGCTAATGGCTTCTCTAACCCAAGGCCAAAGGTGTCGTGGGTCGTCTGTGCCGTTGCGTTTGCCTGCTGTTGAGAAGGGCTGACAGGGGTATCCGCCACAAATGATGTCAGGTCGAACAACGTCTCCCCAGTTAATTTCTTTGATGTTGCCATGATTGACCACCTCTGGCCAGTGTTTCTTTAATACCCGGCACCCGTAAGGGTCTATCTCTGATTGCCATATGACATTCATACCTGCGCGTTCTAACCCTAGGTCTAATCCACCTATGCCTGAGAACAATGAGCCAACTGTCAGCACTAGAACGGCTCTTCTGGGCTGTCGTACTGTGGAGCTGGGGTTTCGCCACTCTTGAGCGTGTCAATGTAGGCGCTTGCTTCACGCTTAGTCATCGCCTGCAGGTTATGTGGTGGCACTTTGCCCATTGACTTACACACAGCACGAATCATGTTCTGTTGCTTCTCGCTAGCCACATTGCTGTACTCAGTCACTTGGGTATCGCCCTGCATGCGCTGCACTTTGCCCATTTCCTCACGGCTGGGGCGCTTAGTGAAGTCCGAGCCTGATAGTCCGGCATTGGCTAATGCTCGACCTACCGCGCCTGTCTCACAGTTCTCAAGGTGACTAGTTTTGTTTACGTTGCCTTGGCCGCGTATTTCTTCTGCCCAACCCGTAGCAATAATGTCGCCATCTAGCCACAGCTCGCACTTAAATACGGCCACATCTGCTAGGTAATGCACTAGATCAGTAATAACTCGGGCATCAGGATGAGCCTTGAGAAAGCGGTCTAAACGGCTGGCTACTGGTTCGTAATCGTCAAGGTTAAAAGCCACGTGCATACTCTGTTTCTACGCGGTTTAGTTCTGTGCGCACATACTCAAGATGCTGCAATAGTTTTGACACTTGCTTACGCAAATCGTTTATCTCTACATCTTTGGCGTACATTAAATCTGCCACGTCATCATTGTGCATGTAGTCAGTCATCTTCTGCCAACTTCACTGTGCTGAGATAGTTAAGGCCTTTTGATGGGCCAGTAGTTGCTAGTGATGGGTGCCACGAGTCGCGCACTTTTTCAGCCAATGTAGGTATGGCATGAAGCGCACCTACAGCTTCTAAAACAAGGCTTGAATCCTTAAAGCGCAATTCGAGCGCCAGGTTGTGGCTGAGATTAGTTAGTTTGGCTATGAGTTCGCCTAGTGATGTTTCCATTGGTTTTCCTTTGTTTAGCAGTTGCGTTTCCATCTTTGCACATCCTTGTGACGGGATTGACAGATGAAAGCTTGTAGGTGTTTTTGCCCTTTAAGACAGCCCCAGCCCCAAGGCCCAACGCGCCACACCTTACGGCCTGAGCGCTCGACATGCGACTTAAAGGCTATGGCATCAGCAACCTTGACTTGCTGTTTAGGCGTAAGTCCTTTGGCTGAGTTGTAGTTAGACCAGGTGCGGAAAGTCTGCCGGTGAATACCTAGGCCACCTGTGTACGACTTGGTGCTGTGTTGCCAGTTGCCGCCAGTTTCGCACCGGGCTAACTGATCGTAATAAGCGTCAGGCAGTACGCCTTGGTACTTGGCGTGGGAATTAGCAGCTGCACTTGCGTGGGCTGGTACGGATAAGGCGAGGATAAGCGTTAGTGCCATGAGTTTCTTAATCAACTCTCTCAACTTCTGTAGGCGGCCCCCATGAGTGCCAAGACTCTGCACGTTGGCAGACTTGGGTATAAACAATCAGGCCTGTGGACAAGTCTGTAAAGACCTGCACCATCGTTTTCTTATCTTTAGACCTTAGAGCCACATAGCCCCATGTGGGAATCATGGTCTGTTGGCCATCATTTTAAGCCATAGCCAGCATGACACCCATCCCATTATGAAACTGTAGATAAATTGGGTATCGGTCATGCCCAGCCCCTAACCATGTCCATACCTTTTTGGGTGATGCCACACACAATGCCCTGAGAGCCACTCAGGAGCGCTCTACGGATGCCTAAGTCTTGGATTAGTCCAATGGTGCGTAAGTCGCTGCAGCGCTTCCAGTAGCCCTTTATTTCGTGACCAGCCAGCGCGGCTCGAGCGCCTGCCTCTTCATCGGTCAGGCCAAGAGTTGCGTAAAAGTACTGTTCAAGCAATAACGCTCGATGGGTTCCCACCCGTATCGGGCTAATTTGCCGTGACGTTTCGGGGTCTGTTGCCCGGAATAGTGGTAGGTCGGTGTATGTCATGTTTCCTCTGACTTTCTGCTATTTGAGTAGCGGTGGTTACTTTACACAATTTGAGAAGTCGGTGGTGGATACCCAATGGAAACAAAGTACCCACCACCTAGCCCCAGCACTGCTCAAACAGTGGCTGAGAGTTCTATTTTAAGGCTCTGAACTGTGCTTCAAAGTGTTCCGGCGTTTGGTCGGCCAATTCAATATGCAGCCAATTTGGTGAGCCTTGATACGAGCCTGCATTGTCTGTTGCCGTGTAAATCTTCACGCCTGCTTTGCCTTCACCACGAGAACAGCGATACCCAGCGCCGTATTCGCCATAGGCGTACCAGTGCAGCTCACAAAGTCCGAGCGCTTTACTGTTGGCTAGGAACCAGTCCCAGATGACACGTGCTTGTGCTTCGTCTTTGTATTTCAGGTCGGCTGCAAAGCCTGTGGCGTGTACGGATAGTCCTGCGTTGTTTCGCATTGGCCTATTGGCGTATGTGCCTAGTGAAGTCATGCCCCAGCGTGCTTTGCACAGCTCTACCAGTTTTGCCGTAACTGGTTGTGTGGCTTTACCATCCCAAGCTGGGTAGTACGGGTAGGCGCGGTTGCTCATACTGGTGGTTCTTTCGGTTTATCTTTAAGGCCGTTACCAGCCAGCAAACCAATAAGGCCGCCTGCAAGGGTCATAAGCATTGGGGACAAGATAGCCCAAGCTTCTGAGTCGTTAGGTGCTTGCTCAGTTGGCTGCACTACAAACAAAAGGCCGTACAAAAGGGCAACGATAGAAAAGAGAAACGCGCTCGAGAGGCATATTCCTACTACAAGGATAAGTCGTGCTTTTATTTCTTCGTTGGTTAAACGGTTTTCTAGTTTCATGCGCATTTGCTTTCCATAAATGATCTGTTAAGAGTGTTGGTGGTTTCACAGTTTTCGCGTGTGCGGTCTGCGCAAGCGGTAAGCGATGCACAAATCACCAATAGAATTAGGCTTTTACGCATTTATGCAGGCCCAATATCTTCGACAATAAGTTGTCGGGTAAAACCTGTCGCACCGTAAAGAACTGCAGTATTGGTTGAAGTTTGTGAAGTTCCAACAATTACCGTAGAACCAGCAGGCAAAGTTGTTACAACAGTGATGGTGACATTTTGTCCATCTGAGTTTGATGCAAGTGGTTCAGTGTAACTAGTTTGGTAAATTGTGCCTGTAAGTCCTGTAATTCTGATGCGTTGAGTTACAAAAGTTGGAATAGATGCGGTCATTGACAAAGTGTTCTCAATGTACGTTATTTTGTAGTAACGATTAGCAACTGCAGTAAAAGTTGATGAGGTTAGTTGTATTGCCTCAGTCGTTGTAACTGTCGTTTCTGTGTTTCGCGTTGCAATTGCGACAATGCCACGAGGAAACTGGTTTTGTTGTGTTGCGGTCAGAATTTGACCTGATGTGAAATCCACGTTTGGTGAAATTGCCATGATTGTCTCCTTTAGAAACTTAGAAGGTTGTTGTCGAGCGTTCCGAAGATTGCATCGTCGAGGGTGAGGTATTGGTTGCTGTCTGTACTCTCAAAAGTGTACGAAACAATGTGGCTGCCGGGTGTGATGTTGTGGCTAATGCCCGACACAATCAAAGTCTGTGTCTCTGTGGCTGGGGTGCCAACTACAAAGTTCTTAACCACAGTGCAAATGCTGGTCATGTCAAGGCCAAGCACAATGTTCTGATCAGTAGCTGATAACGCTGACATTTCCGTAGATAGCCCTGTAAACCTAAGCACTGGGTTTTTGTACTTACCCAACAGATAGTTACCAAGGCCAGCAACCTCTGTAGTCGTGCTGTTAAGCAAATCCGTCAGTGAATACTGCTGAGCCTGATAAAGCGCAATGCTGGCCGAGTCGCTGGTTTCTTGTTTTGCCCCTGCTGGCGATTGGGTCACTATGTAGTTGTATAGCAGCTCGTCACCAAATTGGTTAATTAGCGACTGGTATCTAAGGCCTGTGCCATCAGTGTTAAAAGTAGCGCCAGCCACCGGGTTGAGAACACTAGACCTACCCTTAAAAGTCAGGGTGCCGTTAGCGCTCATAAACAAATAGCCCTGCTCGCTGGTGTTAATCAGTTGCAAATAGTTCAAGCAGTTTGTGTCTTGGCTGATGTTAAAAGCGCCAAGAGTAGAACTGCCTGTGTCAATGGCTCGAGCGCCTTGGTAGTTAATTTCTGGCAAGTCCAGCACTGTGTTAATGCGTGCACCTGTGGCCTGCACTGTCGTGGCAACAGCGTTTAGTGACTGGTTGGCAAGCACTGTGAACTGGTCAGAACATGACGCGTACATCATGTCTTGGTTGCTGATGTCGTAGTCAAGATTCCAGTCAGTAATTAAACCTGTGTAAATAGGTATGCCATTGGCAAGTATTTGCACTGGGCATCGTGGCAGTACGAACGGGTAGTAAGGGCTTGACGTGTTACTTGGGTTAAGCACTTGTGTCACATTGTTAAAAGCAATAACAGCTGTGCCAGCGTTGAACTGGTCTAACTGGCGTGAACGGCCACGGGTAATGCTGACATTCTCAACAATGCTTGTTAGATCAACAAAGGTCACACCACCTAACGTGCCGCGGCCTGCAGTGTCTAAAACACCATAAAAGGCATCGTTGAGCATGAAGGGTGTACCGAAGCCAGTAGTGCTTTGAAAGCCCACCAGCACCTGCATTGTAGGAACACTCATGCTGGGGCAAATACCGTTCCGCTACGGCGCTGGGCCTTCTGTATTGCGGCGATGATATCGGTTCCAATTTGGTCAGGAGTGCTAACCAGACCAGCGTTCACTGTGATGTTCATACCCAAGCCACCAGCTTTGTTTAACGGGATAACAGCCTCTGGGCCAGCCTCACCAATAAGCGCCATAGTTGGGCTAGTCACAATTCCGCCAGTAGCCATTGCTTTATAGTCAAGGCCTGCAGGGTTAGCGCCACCATCGCCGCCAGTGTCACCACCCATACGGCCAAAACTTACAGCGCCAAGTTCTCCAATATCTTTGCCCGGCTTAATTAAGTTAATGCCCTTGATAACCAAGTTAATCATGGTGATAAAAGCGTTAGCCATAAACTCAAAATAGGTAGCAACACCATTAACCACTGTGCGCACTACAGCTCTAAACGTGTCAAACTTTTTGTAGGCCATAACGATGGCAACACCAAGAGCAAGAATGCCTGCAGTGATTAGCACTACTGGGTTTAATGCCATAGCTGCATTGACTAGCACAATGCTGGCTGCCATAACACCAAAGGCTGCAGCTACAGCCGTGATCAGCGTTGGGTTGTCTTGTGCCCACGTGGCAAACGATTGAAGCACTGGCATGGCCTTTTCAAGTATTGGCAACAGTGCAGCGCCCACACCTTCTTTGGCTTCACCAAGGGCAACACCTAAACGTTGCATAGACCCAGCCGCTGTGTTGGCAGAGTCTGTAGCTGCACCACCAAAAGTAACGGCCATCTCAGCCATGACTTCATCCATACTTGCGCCGTCTTTAATCATCTGGCGTAGCTCTGGTGACAGTTTTGCCAGGGCGGTCATGTTGCCGCCATACGCTTTTTCCATAGCTCGTGTGACACTTTCGAGACTGACGCCCTTGGCTGCGGCTATGTCCATACTTAAATTGGCGGCCTTTTGGGCTTCGTCAATGTCCATCGTGGCGCGCACTAGGCCAGCCATCGCCGGGCGTAGCTCATCATCAGTAACGCCCTTGAGTTTGCCTTGCTGAGTTATGTACGCCTCAACGCCAGCAATTTGTGCATCAGTGGCTGCAGTGGTTTTTTGTAGCTGACGCGCCAGCATTGCCTGGGCTTGCTCATCTTCCATAGCACCCTTAACAGCATCACCAAGGCCAGCGACTAAACCACCAAGTGCTACGGCTGCGTATTTGTTTGCCTTGCCAAGTGCATACTTAGCCTTGGCTTGCGCGCCTTCTAAATCCTTAAAACCCTTCTCGGCTTCCTTCAATCCCTTTGGGTTAAATTGCGTAACGATTGGTAGGTAGATAGCCATTAGCCAGATGTCCTTGCTTGTAGTGCGCGGTTAGCGTCAGCGATTACTTCATCAACGGCTTTCATAATGTCAGCTGTGCCTTGCTGTGCAATGAACGCTCGAGAGCGCCACAATCCGCGCTGAGGTTTGCCAAAAGTGTTAGTGAGCAAGCGTGAAAAGTCGCTGTTGTTTTTTGTGCCTGCTTGGCTAAATAGTGCTCCAGCTGCATCTTTTTGCACCAGCGTGACTAGCGGTGTTATGCCTTGGCCACGTGCACGGCCACCGACCATGATTTGCACACCTTTGTCCACGGCGGTTTTGTCGTAGGCAAGTCTGCCTTTTTTGCCTTTTTTGCTACGCCCCCAGCCGTGAATGACAGAGATACCAATATCGGCAGGAAACTGCTTACGGCCTTCTTCAAGCATTGCCGGGCTACTGGCTTTAATCTTGGCGGCAGCCTTAAAGCGCGCTGACTTGTCTAACTTGCTTAGCTCTGACAGTGCCTGTTTCAAGCCTGTAATCTCGGCGCTTGTTTCTAGGCTCATGGCTTTCGGCTTTCGTTTAACAGCTTAATCGTGGTGTTTAGATCAGCAATATCAAACTCTACAGCAGGTGGCCACCAGCCTGTGGCTACTAAAAGACTTGCTAGGGAATGGCGGTAGGTTCCGCTTGGGTAGGGTTTGCCGGATCATTATCCACCACTTCTAATACCAGTAATCGGCGTATGAAATCGTCAAGGACTACGGGCACTGTGATGCCAGCGACTTTGGATGACTCGTAAGCCATAAAGGCTAAGTCCTCAATGCTTATGCCTTGCTCACCGATGGTGCTGGACTTGCGCTTGTATTTGCGTTCCCATTGCACAATGACGTACAGACTGGTAGTGACTTCGTACGGGCCTTCGCCCGTGTCTACCTTGAGAGTTAATTTCATGTCGGGTTCCTTTAGTTAAGGGGTTGTGATATCTCGAGCGTAGGTGCCGCCAATAAATGACGCGGTAATCATTGACAGTTCGCCTACAGAGCCAGTAATTGGTGTGTAGTCCACTAACTGCATGTTGATAATTGTGAACTCAGGGTTAGACGCTGACTCTGTCGTGCCTGATGGGGAGATTACTAACTGTGTAGTACCTGTGCCCAGATTGGCAAACAATGTGGCTTCAACTTCGCTAGTGCCATAGCTGAGATACATCTCAAGCTCTACAGAAACAGTTTGTAGACCTGGCACGAAACGATGACCGGTATCGCCAAAGGCTGTGGACTCAAGCGAGTCAACACCGAGTGTGATGGTTGCGCTGCGGCACTGGTCTGTTAAATCAACAGCTGTACCACCAGTAGTTGGTGAAAGATTGACTGTTGGGTTAGTGAGATATGTACTTGTGGCCACGATGGTTCTCCTGTGTCAAACGGTGCCGGGTTCCGTATCTGTTGTTAGTTCTAGCAGATAATACTACTGCAGTTGGGTATGTCATGAGGTTTGTGCCTGCATCGCCATTTGCAGATCGTAAGCAGGGTAGGTAGCGCCACCAATTTCTAGTGATGAGGGCTGGCCTGCCATGATCACAACGCTTGAGCCAAGGACTGTGGCCACAATGCTTAGGATGTTTTCCAGCACATTTTGGGCTGCGGTGCCACTGCCAATAACACGTACTGGGATGGTGACGCGCACGATGTTGCCACCGCCAGCGATTGTCTCAAAACTAGGGGCATCAAGAAAGACACAGTTAGGGACAATCTTTGTGGGGTCACTAACTACGCGTAAGCCTGTCACTGCCGTAAGTGTGGCCTTGAGGTCTTGCATAGCCTCATTGAGAAGCCCTGTGGCAGGCATTAAGCCACCTGTGGGCGGTCTATGCCCAAGAGCTGTTTAATCATCGGTGTCATGGCACTGACGGGCGCTGAGCCCATACCATCGAACGTGGCAAAAGTGTCTTGAACTGAGCCTCGCGCGCGCCACAATGCAGCTGCATACATGAGCGTACCCAGCGTGCAATCGTGGCCCGGGCTTGTGGTCAGACTATCAAAATAGCCAGACTCCTGCCTGCGCCGATAAGCAAAGTCGTTGGCAGCGTTTCGGGCCTGTGTAGCAAGCGTGTAGTCATCGCTTGGGTTAGTGATATCCACCCCAAGATATGTGACGAGTTCAGCCGTAGTTACCCATGTGCAGTTCTGCGTGTAGGTAATTGTGCCTGTAGCTGACGCTGTGCGCTGTACATCTGTGCCGGTACAAGCAAAGAGCACCTGGTTAGGAATACTGACATTGGCGTTAAATAACAGATCACCTTCTGTGTCTATGCCGATGTACTCATACTTGGGCATGGCATAGACCACGAACGTGCCGTTAAAGGGTGCAGCAACACTGGCAACAGTGATGGATTGCCCCACCTCTATTTCAGTGTCGGTCAGTGTTTGTAGCACTGCATAGTTGTCTAGCAGTTGCTTAAAAGTGACTGTGTATGTAGCCATCGGCGGTAGCCGCCTTTCTGACTAGGCGATTACGATGCCTTGAATGAAGCTGGACTTAGCAACAAAAGTTGAGAAGTAGCCGTAGTACGAGAAGGTGCGGCTCAACGTGCTTGGGTTAGCAATGCTGAGAACGCCTTGCTGTGCTTCGTAAATCTCAAAGCCCGGTGCGTAGGTAACAAGCATTGTGCCTGATGCGAAGTTGTTATCAACAACAAGCGTAAGGCCCATGACATCCATTGAGTTGTAACCAAGACCGCCAACGCGACCAAGGCTGTTCTGACCAAGAACACCATTTGTGGTGTAGCCAAGAACTGGGCGCTTGTTTGCATCGAGCTGTGCACCCAACTTTTCCCAAACATCTGGTGACACGCACAAGTGAGTTGGGAAGTAGTTGCTGTCCTCTGCAATTTCGCGTGCTGCGTCATACAAAGAGTTGATCAACGATGTTGGGTCACCAGCGGTAACAGTCCATGTTGAGCCTGATGCTGTTTTGCCAGCAACAAGTGCATCTGCTGCAATGTTGTCGGTTGCAATCATGTACTCACCAGCAAGGTCATTGAGGATGAGGTTCATTGCTGCTGGGTCTGTGAAGTCCATGTCTTGCATTGTGAGCGTGACTTGGCCAGCAACAGTTGCCTTAGTAACTGTGTTAGAAGCAATGACCATTGTGGTGGCGCTAACTGCGCTGCCTTCGGTCTGTGTGGCTGCTGAGGTGTGAGTTGTAATGGTTGGTCTCACGAAGGTCTTGCTTGGCGTGTTCGGCATTGAGCGAGCACCAAAAGCGCTAACAACTGGGCGAACAAAGTTCAGGTCTTGGAACAAAGGCCCAAGAACTGGCACTGGCAAAAGTCCTGGCGTATCTGTGGTGAGTACGTCACCTGCAGCTGCTTGAAGTGCTGTCTGCTGATCGCGTACTGCTTCTTTGTATGCAGCGTTTACATTGGCGAAAGTGTCGCCGCCTGCGTGCATTGCTGCCAAGTATTCACCGGCTGATGGCATAGCAAACTTGCGTTTTGGCTGTGCGAAAAGAGCTGATGCTTGGATTACTTCTGGGGCTGGGGTTTCTGACACTTCGGTCTCCTCTGACTCTGTGGGTTCAGGCTCATCGGGTGCCGTTTCTGTATTATTGCTCAAGTCATCCTCTGATGTGGGGATACTCGCTGCAACATCTGTGATGGTAGCACCGCTAAAGGCTGGCTGTGGTACAAGTGACAACTCCATCCAATCGGCTGCTTCCACAATCATCACGCCATCTTCGTTGTACGAAAACTTGGTTGGGTTTACGCCTACTGAAACTGAATCAAGTACGCCATCGGCTGCCAAGACTAAAGCCTCATCGCCTAGGGCTGTGGTTGACACTTTGGCTGTGAAGTACATGGCGGTTTCGTCATCGGTGCGCTCGGTCACAAGGCCAATGGCCTGCGATGCGTCATGGCTCATGTAAAGCTTTGGCGCTTTGCCTTCTGTGGGCAGTGAGCCAGGCAGGAAAGAAACTGTCTGGCCACCTGACACTGTGGCCTCAGTGTTGTAAGGCAAAGCAATGCCAGTAATGGTGCGCTTAGGTGAGCCGTCTTGTGCGGCATCAATTGAGAATGTGGAACTGGTAAAGCGCATCATGCGAGGGACTCCTGTGTGTTTTCTGCTGGTTGTTTTGTCATTTTGTCGGCTACATAGTTTTCTTCTAGGTAGTCATCAGTGTCAAACTTTACATAGGTGCCACGCGGTAGCACGTTGTTCATGCTGAGCGTTGAGGCTATGCAGTCGGCGTATGGCTTGACACCAAAGATGTAGAGATCAGCGCGTGATTGCTCACTGCTGGTGTAGGCATAAGCACCAGTGGACACGCCTACTAGGTAGGGGGGAACACCACATAGGCGCGCCAGATCTAGTGCTGAATACTGGGCTGACTCAATCATCAGCATCTTGTCCGGTGTAGCGGTGCTGGCTTCGTAGCTGAGGAACTCGTTAAGCACTGCGGTCTGGCTGGTTAGTCGAGCCTCTTGGAAAGCAGCGCCAATTTCTGATAGCTCTTGCGCGCTCAATGGCTCGCCACCAGTCTGTTTCAATACGCCACTAGGCAATGATGACTGGGCGTTTTTGTAGCGGCTTTGCTCAATCTTTAGCGCTGTAGTGATGGTCTGCTCTGAGCTGTAAACGATGCCTTGGATAGGGCTAAGGAACTGCACAACGTTGCGGTAGTCCAACTCGTTACCAGCAAAGCTAATGGACTTAGACGGATGAAAGAAAACGGGGCCCTGCTCATCCAATGTGGTAATGCTCCCGGCTGGTAAACGCTGGAATTTTGTTGGGTAGCCGTCAACTGTGCGCTCTGTGATGTACCAAAAAGCGCGGCCATAGAACAACAGATCGTCAAGTGTCCAGGCCATTAGGAAGTTGTAGGTTACGGCTGGGTCGGGCTGGCGTAGCCAAGAGCGAGGCGCTAAAGGTAGTTCTTCCATTTCGCCTGTGGCATCGTTGAACATTTCGCCGTACATTTTTAGTGGCATACAACCAATAACGGAAGCCAGCAAGTCACGTGATCGAGACACTGTGGCTATCGTCATGGCGCGCTGACGCGCTGCGCCTTCTTGGTAGTTGTAGAAGTTGTCGATTGGGTTTTTGCTGTTGCCTGCTGGTGCATATCCTACGGCAGCCTGCACTGATGGTGTTGAGATTGCGGCCTTGGTGACTGGCTTATTGAAAATACCCATAGCGGTAGTATGCCACTTTCTGCCGGGTGTGTGTGGTACTGCCCTGCTCATCCCGACAACGCCCAGAGCAGTACCGCCAATACTTTAGCGACTGACTACGACCATCATTGGTTTACCTGCTTGCTTGGGTCGTGACGCTAAAGCGGCAGCCCAAATGGTGCAACGCGCTAACTCGATAGGCCCTGGGGAACGCTTACTGCTGAGCGCTAACTGGTTGCTCTGCATAATCGCTACTGATCTGTTCATGTGTTCGGCAAGGTTTTGCTCACCTTGGTGCACCAGTTTTGCATCGTTAATTTGTGCCCTGACCAGTGAGGTGTAGCGCAAAAGTTCGCCGTAGCCAACCACCTTGGTGCGCCTAGTCAAAGGCAAAGGCACATGATGTTCTAACGCTGGGGTCACGGCCAGCCCCAACAATGGGTGAGCCGCGCAAGCATCCATCATGGCTTGCTGGCACTCGGCCAAGGACTGCACGACAAACTCAACAGACACGTGCACCACCCCGACATCATCTACAGCTGCGCGAACAGCCACATAGCGCGAGCCATCTAAGGACGAGTCGCAAGCAAGCCAGCCATTATCGGGGCCTTGAATATCTGACAAGCAAGCATCCCACTGTCCAGGCTGTAGCCAGCAGGCATCGGCATTGACAAACTGGTTAAGGCTTGCGCGCAAGAATGATGATCTGTCTGGGTGGTCAGCATCTATCAACATTGACTGCAGCTCTAGGGTTTGCCCTAGCGCTGGGTTAGCCCAGCCCCACCAGCTTGTGTCCATGACATCTACCCCTGGCGGTGGTGACCATTCGGCAAAATAAAAAGCACCGGCACGTTGCTCGCCAATAAGTGACAGGCCTAGTTCGCGGTAGCGAAGCATGGCCGTGGATGCCTCGGTGCCAGCGGTAGAAGTCATAACCATAATTGGCGAGCCACCAGCGGTGCGCGTGTTGCGGGCCTTCATTGTCGGGCGCAAAGAATGAGCCATGACAGCATCATCGACTGCGTAGATTTCGTCTACCCAGATCAGGTCTGCAGAAAGTCCCATACCGGCTGATGGTGTGGCGGCCTTAATGAACCAGCGCGAGCCGTCAGGCATTTGCAATTCCATACGGCCATATCCCCACTTGGGTTTAGCGTCAAAATACTGCTCAAGAATTGGGGCCAAAAATTGGTATTGCAAGTTAGCCAGCGGCAACTCATGCGCCGAGCTGATAACGGTCTGGGGTTTGCCACGTAGTGCAGCAATGCTGGTTAACCAGGTGCCGACAATGGCCTGCCCTAAAACAGTCTTGCCGTTTTGTCTAGCAACTGTGATCAGACCGGAACGATTAACTAGATCACCATCAGCGTCAGACTCAAGTAAACCCATCGCCGCGTGTACTTGCCAGTCCATCAGCTCAACCTGCATGTACTTGCGCGCAAACTCAACAACCAAAGGTGCGTACACAGAAAGTCCCGTAACCACAGTTTCCAATCTGGGCAAAGTCCTACCGACCCCAACCTGATCAGGCCAGTCCTCGCCAGTTCCCGCCAGTTCAGCCCGACTTGGCGTTATCT